GCCTTCCTCGATGACGAAGATCTGGCTCTCGTGGAAGTCGCTGGTCACGAGGGCGGGGTTGTAGAAGTAGAGGATCAGCTCGTCCACGACGGTCTCGCCTCGGTCGAACACGGCCGCGACGGCGTCCTTGACGCTCTGTGTGGGGTCGGGGCGGTTGCTGGTGTAGCTGTAAATCACGACGGCCTCAGAGGGCTGCACGCCCTCCTTCTCGGCGGCGTTGAGAATACACTGAGCGACCAGCATTTGCCCCTCGAAGCTCTCGCCGCCAGACTCGGCCATGACGACACGCTCCACGGTGTCGCGCTCGCTGGCGCTGAGGTAGAAGCGGACGGGCGCCTCGGTCGGCTCCGGCGTCTGCGTACTCGCTGCGGGAGTCGTGACGACGACCGCCGGTTGCTCTGCGGTCGGCTCCGGGATCTCCGTGGCATTTTCACGGCCTCCGGCGATGGTCGAGATGACTGCGCCGATGCCGGCCGCGATGACGGCAGCCGTCAAAAGGACGGCCGCCTGCCGGATCCGGGCCTTGGCACGGCGCCGGCGGCGTGTTATACTTTGGGTGCGGGATCCGTGCGCTGGCGAGCTGCCGGATGTTCTCGCAGGGGTCGCCCGGTCGCGTCGGGCGGCCCTTTCTTTTGTTGCTTCCATGGTTTTCTCCTTTCACTGGCCCCGGGCCGTCATGAGGGCCTCGCAGGCTGCGATTGTGAAGTCGCTGAACGCGGTCTCCCTGACGGTGTCGGCCGTCAGCAGGACGAGGTACTCGTCGTTGTAGTAGTCGATCTCCGGGCTGCGCTCCCGGCAGAGGTCGAGCTTCCTGCGGGCGTAGGGCTCGGAGCGTTCCCACAGGTTGTCGGGGATCCAGCGGCCGAGGTGTTCCTCGACGCGCTCGCGCAGCTCCTCGCTCGTGATGGTGATGGCCGGGGCCATGTTCTTCACCTCCGTGACATCCGGGCCGGGAGCGTCTGCTCGGGGCGCGTGATGCTCTTGTTGAAGCCCTGCGGCTCATAGCGCACGCCGGTGATCCGGCGGCCGCTGACGCCGTACTTGGGGTTATAGCCGAACAGGTTGACGTAGCTGCCGAGGTCGTCCCGTTCCTCGTCCATGGCCTTCAGCACCTCGAACAGGGCGAGCACGTCGTCGATGGCCCGGTGACTGTTCTGCACCTTGTCCTCCAGCTCATAGGCGAGGATCGCGTTGGCGAGCTTGTGGGGGTAGGGGCGGCGGTCTTTGTAGACCGTCAGGCTGTCCAGCCAGTCGAGATGGCCGGGCTTGAAGCCCCGCAGCAGCTCCCGCAGAAAACAGGCGTCAAACTGCGCATTGTGGGCGACCATCAGGACGGGGCCGGGCTTGACCAGCTTGAGGAAGCGACTGACGGCCGTGCCGCTCTGCACACCCTCGGTCTCCAGCAGCCGGTCGGTGATGCCGGTGAGGGTTACGATGTTCTCAGGGAGCTGCTCACCATCCGGCAGTTTGATGAAGGTGTCCATCTTGCCGGCGATCCGCAGGGCCCCGGTCTGCGTGCGCTCCACGCGCAGCGCTGCGAGCTCGATGATCTGGTCGTCTCCCGGGTCGAGGCCGCTGGTCTCCGTGTCGAAAATGACGAGGGCCTTGTAGCGGCCGAGCAGGCTGGAGAGGTTACTCATGGGCCGCCTCCTTCTCCCGGATGGCTCGCAGCTTCCCGAGCAGGAAAGAGACCTCGGCCGCGAACTGTTCCCCGGTGGCGTAGGTGCCGCCGAACTGTTCGACCAGCTCCGCGACGATGGTGCCAGCTTCCTGCGGGCCGACTCCAGTGTCCTCGTCGCCATTCTCGACCGAGATCAGGAGATCGGAGTCCAGATAGCAAGCGGGGCGCAGGCCGCCGTTGCCGTAGAAGGCGTAGTCCCAGCCCAGCGTGCCATCGTACCAGACGCTGCGGGCGCTATGCTCGTACCCATTGGCTGCGGTGCTGTATGCGGTAGAGAGCCACCACCAGTCGTCGGCGTTGGGGATTACATCGCGGTTGCGCCGGTACTGGTCAACGGTCAGCGAGAAGATGGTGACGGTGCAGGTGCCGTAGTCCTTCAGGCCGTCGTCGGCGGTCAGGTCGAGCTCAGTCTGGAGGAAGGCGTGCGGGCCCTTCACGGCGTCGATCAGGTTGTCGAGGTAGGGGCCGTTCATCCACTCTTTGCTGCTGGAGATGGCGAAGTTGTTGCGGTTGTCCTCGTCGAAGGGCTTGTCCGGGATCACCTCGAGGCGCAGACAGAGGGTACGGCCGGCGGGATCGTGCTCCAGCACCACCCACTTCTCGGCGGCGTAGGGGAACACGGTGCCGCGGGCGGCAGTCTTGAGGGCTTTCTTCATGGTTTTGCTCCTTTCGTTGTCTGCGGCCGGTCGTTCTGGCCGGGCCGCTGGTTTGGTAGTGTCTCGCCGGCGCGCAGCCGGCTCTCACAGTGCGGGCAGATGTAGCCGCTGCGGGGGATCTTCTGGTATATGCTCACATTCCAGTGAAGGCCGCAGCCGACGCATTTGATGGTCACGAGCTCCCACCTCCTTCCGAGGCCAGCGAGGCGAAGAAGGCGCGCCGGATGCGGTTGCGGTATTTCTTGCGGACGCGGGCCCGCTTCGCGTGCAGGGCGAAGTGACGCCACTTGGGCGGGGCCCTGCGCAGCAGGAAGTCGTCGAGCGACTCGGTCAGGAAGTCCGCGATCTTCTTGATGGCCCGCGTAGCCCACTCGCAGAGCGCCCGGGCGGTCTCGACGAGCCCGTCGAAGACGTCGAGGATCTGCTGCATGGTCTCCGGGGTGAGCCTCAGCTCGCCGGCGATCTCGGCGAGTTTCTCGACGATCTCCGGGTCTGCCTCGGGGAAGTGCGCGGCCGCGACTTCTGCGAGAGCTGCGTCGGCGTCCATGGCCTTCCTCATGGCTGCGTAGTCCTCGGGGGTCATGCTGCCGTCGTAGGTGTACGGGTCGATCATGTCCTCGGGCCCATCCACCAGCCGCTCGCAGAAGGGGAGGCCCGCCTCTGCGGCAGCCTCGCGGCCTTCCTCGATGGCGGCCCGGGCCTGCGCGAGGGTGTCATCCTCGGCGAGGGCGTTGGTGCCGCGCTCGTAGTGCCAGCGGATGCCGGCGGCGATGTCGTCGATGGTCATGTCGCCGAAGCGGCCGAGGTAGTAGCCGTTGAGGGCCACGGCCCGGGGATCGAGGCGCAGGGCCTCGAGGGCGTCGTGGATGTCATCGGTCTCCCACTCGTTGTTGCCGAGGTCGCTCCAGACGGTCAGGCCGTGCCACGAGCGGCCGGTGCGATAAACGATCACCCAGCCGATCCCGTCGCGGATCTCGCTGGCGTATTCCCGGGCGATGTCTTTCAATGCTGCCATGCTGGAGCCTCCTCTCTGATGATGCGGGCGACCGTGACGAG